GTTAACGGACCAATGCAGGTGCTTCCGGTTAGCGGAACATCCATGCGAACGCTTTCGGTTGGAGCAACAGCCACCAACTTCATCGTTGCAGCTCTTAATGTTAATACGAGCCATGTCTATTGGACGCTAGAAGGCGCAGATGTGCGTCTCACCATTGATGGCTCTACTCCCACTACTTCCGTTGGCCACATTTTCAAGGATGGTAACAGCGGCATTTGGAGCGCGGGCTGGGCAAAGAACGCCAAAGTCATTGCGGTAAGCGGAACGGGTGTGTTTACGATTAGCGAACTCAACTACATTTAACCATGTCCGGCATTTTTGACCAAATCATCAACTATTCCCCCCCGCTGATTGTTAGCGGCACGGTCAATTACAAGGGGACATGGAATGCTTCCACAAATAACCCAACGCTGAATAGCTCCCCTGCGGCTTCGACCAAGGGCGACTATTACGTTGTCAGCACGGCTGGCACGCAGTTTGGCATTACGTTTGCCATCGGCGACTGGATTATTAGCAACGGAACAGCATGGGAGAAAGTTGATTTGACGGATGCTGTTAGCAGCGTATTTGGTCGCACAGGAGCCGTTGTTGGAGTGAGTACGGACTATTCCGCTGTTGGCATTACAAACACGGCTATTGGGGCTTCTAACCCATCTACGGGTGCCTTCACCACGGTTAGTGCCTCCACCCCAATTGCAGTGGCTTCTGGCGGCACGGGCGTTTCAACTTCTACGGGCACGACCAACGTGGTGTTGAGCAACTCGCCGACCATCGTCACTCCAGTCATCGCGCAAATCAATGACGCCAACGGCAACGAGACGCTAAAGCTGGCGTCGATTGCCAGCGCGGTAAACGAGATTTCGATTGAGAATGCCGCAACAGGAAACCCTGTGCATATTAGGGCAACAGGTGGCGATGCGTCTGTTGGACTGCACTTAGTTGCCAAAGGCGCGAGCGGATATGTTAACGTCACAGACGGTGTGGACGAAACCAAGCGGCTCATTTTTAATGCTAGTGGTGGCACGACGAACACGCGCACGATGTTGTCGAGCACGCAGACCGTTGACCGCACGATCTCGCTACCAGACGCGACGGGTACGTTGCTCTATGGTGGTGGCCCACTTGGAACGCCATCCAGCGGTACGGTGACGAACCTAACAGGCACGGCGTCGATCAATATAAACGGCACGGTTGGCGCGACTACGGCCAGCACAGGCGCGTTTACGACGTTGAGCGCGAGTGGGCTTACAAAAATTGGAACGCAAACTGCTACTCTGCCAGCTGATACTACTCTTTGGATTGAGGGCGGTAAAACACAAAGATTTGGGAGCAGTAATTATGATGCAGATTTTGGTTCATACTTCAAACCATCTTTATCAGGAAGCACAACCGGACAACTTACAATAGGCACTAGGACTTCCGCAGTAGACACTGATATTCTACTAATCTCCTCCACCGGCCTCGCCGTGACTGGGGCGTTGAGCGCGACCGGACGATGCTTGATTGGCACTACAACTGGTGTAGGCAACGATTTTACATCTATTCGTTTTAATAGCTCCGGCAGCTACCCGCAGGGCTTGAACATGGTTGATGCCTACGCATCCGCTAGTGGCTCTGTATTTCAGGTATTCCGCAAATCTGATGATACCTACCTCGGCAACATTCGTCGCAGTGGAACTGACAATGCGATTTACGTTGGTGGCAATAGCTATCTTGCACTTGGGTCTGGTGATACAGAGCGTATGCGTATCGACTCCTCAGGCAATGTCGGCATTGGCTCCACCACACCCTACAACGCCTTAACCATTCAAGGTTCCTCCTCGCGCATGGACTTGAACGATGGTGGTGGAGCTAGTCGTAAGGCTTTGCTTCTTGAGCCACTTGGTTATGGCGGTAATGCTTATGCCCGCATTGAGTCGTATAATTACGGCACTTCAACTGGTGGCAACTTAGTCATTAATGGCACTGGCGGCAACGTCGGCATTGGCACGACGAGTCCGGCTTTTCCGTTAGATGTAAATCTAGGACTAGTAGTCAGAGGAAGTGCCGCACGGTCGGGTTCTGGTATGTTTCTCGCTAATGATTCAACCTACGGATTATCAATCAATGCGGTTAACCATCTTGTAGCTGGATTGCCTCTAGCCATTATGGGTTATCCCATAAAGTTTTTAAGTTCTGAGACTGGCGGAGAATTAGCCCGCATAGATACCTCCGGCAACGTCGGCATTGGGACGACGAGTCCGACACGACAATTACAAGTCAGTAATACAAGTAACGCTGTTATTTCTGCTATCAACGGCAGTATTGAAGGTGTGCTTAATGCAACAACTGCTGGTGTTAATTTTGGTTCTGCATCAAATCATTTTGTAACCCTTTCAACTAATGGAGTAGAACGCGCTCGCATCGACACCAGCGGTAATCTGCTGGTGGGGACGACGAGCACTATTGATATTGGTAAAATCAGCCTTCTTTTTGACGCATCTAGCCAAAATGGTATTTCGGTTAAATCAAGTTCTGCTACTTATAGCAATAACTTGATGAGTTTTGTTAATGCGGGAGGTTCGCAGGTTGGTTATATTTATACAAACGGAACAATCACAACATATAGCGGAACTTCTGACTATCGGTTAAAAGACATCACTGGCCCACTCACCGACAGCGGTGTTTTCATTGACGCTCTAAAGCCAAAGGTAGGAACATGGAAATCAGATGGAAGCAAGTTCGTCGGATTCTTGGCTCACGAATTTGCCGAGGTTTCTCCGTCATCCGTTAATGGCGAAAAAGATGCTGTGGATGCCGAGGGCAATCCGAAGTATCAAGGTATGCAAGCTGGCACCGCTGAAGTCATCGCAAATCTAGTTGCGGAATTGCAGTCGCTTCGCCAACGTGTCGCCGCTCTCGAATCCAACTAAAACACATGAACACCGAACAAGCCCTTAACAACCTATACGCCGCCGCCAGACTAGCTCCTCTGCCAGCTGAGCAACACGACATCATCCGCAAGAGTGCGGAAGTGCTCGTCGAAGCTCTGAAGCCAAAGGAAGAGAAGAAAGCTGAATAAGATGGCTGGCACCTCAGACGTTAATTGGCGTTCCTACGTTGGCCCACAAGACAACGGGAAGGTCGTTACGTCTGAGGATTGGCAAGCACCAAGCGACCCTAAGCAATGGGACGACTTGTTCAAATGTTCCAATGTGGAAAACCTAACGGCTACTGGGCTGGTAATTCCTGCTAGCCGTGAGGACTCGATTGATTGTGTGCGCGGCAATGGCTATTCCTTTCAATCCTGCGTCATTCAAGGCTCAACGACGGTGAAGGGAGCCATTGACGGGCTTAAGCTCAAGAACTGCGTTGTAAGCGGCACGGTGGAGCTAGGTCAATACGACAACTACTGGGTCAAGGGCCGCGCTCCTACGCGCAATGTGTCCTTAATCAACTGTTGCTCGCCCGATGGGGAGCCTGTTCGCGTTAAGCTGTGGGATGCCGAGATGCCTGTGGTGCAGAATACCAATGTAAAAATAGTCAAGATACCAAAGTGGGTTTGGCTTCCTTATTTCTTGTTCCGTCGTTTGACGAATCCGAAAGCTGTATAAGCCATGCTCGACCTTCTCACAAATGCTCTCGGTGGCGGTGCGCTCGGTGTCTTGCTCCGCATCGGCAACGGTTTTTTTGAGAACTACAAGGCCGGACAAGATCACAAGCGTAAGCTAGAGGAGGCAAAGGCGATGGCCGAGATTGCCAGCGATAAGGCTAAATGGGATGCGTTCACGGCCAGCCAGCAAGCGGCCACGCCTCCGGCCAACACCTCGGACTGGGCGGCCAATTTGATCACGCTGTTTCGCCCGTTCATCACGCTGCTCCTTTTGATTCTGGTAACGATTGTTTTCTTTCGAGTCACGGCATCCGAGCAAGCTGAGATGATCGACGAAATTCAATTCTGTGCATTTAATTGTGTGGGGTGGTGGTTTGGCGATAGGATGACCCGCAAGAAATGAGCACCGAACCCAAAGACTTCGTCGAGGTGGCTCGGCTCTGGAAAGAAACCGGATGGCTCACCGCCGTCATCGGTGGCGCAGGAATGACCGCGCGTTTGCTGGCAAATCCAATCAAGGGCGACGTTTGGGAATCCGTTCGGCGCATCGTGATGGCCGCAATCGTAAGCAGCATCGCGTGGTTCGTCGTTGAGCAAATCGAAGTAAGCTCATTCGTTAAGGCAATTACCTACGGAGTTGCGGGCGTCATCTCTCCTGAGATTATCGACGGCATTACAAATTTGGCAAAGAAGTATTCCAAGAATCCGAGCAAGCTCTTGAAGAAATGAACCCGAAGCTAATCACCGCTGCGCTGGCCGCAACTGTCGTTTGTTTTTCGGGCATTGGGGTGGTTACGGTACAAAAGGTTTCGGGAAACATTGCGGAAAGCGATAGGGAGTTTGCCCTCACTAGCAATGTCCTTAGCCCGCTTTTCGACATCTATGGCTTGGCAATTGTGGATGGTCAGGCTAAAGCCAGCAAAGGATTGATAGACGGGAAAGAGTTTTGCGCTTCGCTAACCAAGCTAGAAGCCGAAGCTGAACGACTCATTGCCGAGTTTGGAGAGCCTAAAGAGCTGGTGGCCCAACATAAGTTGGTTAAAGCCTATCTAAAGAAAGCGCGAGAAGCGTGTGACAAAGGAAACATTGAGACGCTCAACTCCCCTGCCATGACTGCTGAACTCTATGGCGTCATTGACCCGATGACGGAGCTCATCAACAAGCTCTTGTTGGAAAACTTAGAAACATCCCGTAAGTATAAGAAATCGGCAGATAGTGCCCTATTAGCCTTCGAACGCTTTGCTAGTGTGGC